TAATTATACTCAAATATCAGCCACGCAGGTGCAAACCAGTGGCACGGCTGAAGCGGTAGATTTCGCAGGAAGGAAATCAAGTCAGGCTTACCAGTTGGCTAAACGCGCAAAAGAGATGAAGCGTGATATGGAAACTATGTTGCTTGACGGTACGGCTAAGGTTGCGGGTTCTTCTGGTACTGCCAGAGAGAGTGCATCTTTCTGTACTTGGATTGGTACTAGCAGCACTTCAACATCTCCAGTCATAGCCGCATCTACTGGCGCGGGTCTTGCTAACAGTGGTAGTTCAACCTATCCAGATGGCACGACAAGTGCTGGTTCTGGTGGAGCAAGCACGACCATGACCCTTGCTATGGTAAACGAATGCGTTTCCCGTATCTGGGACTTGGGCGGTACACCTGACATAATGATGTGTACTGGCACCATTAAAGGAACTATTAGTTCTAGTTCTGTTGGTGGTGGCGTTGTTGCAACCCCCCGTGGAGATATCAAGGGCAAAGACTCGATCACTGCTGTGAATTCAGTAGATGTTCTGGTTACTGACTTTGGTACGTTCAAGGTTGTACCTAATCGCTTTATGCCGTCAGGGCAGTGCGATTTCATTGATTACGATCTGTGGTCTGTTGACTATCTACGTCCTTTCCGTACTGAAACTCTCGCCAAATCTGGTGACAGTGTGAAGCAACTTTTGATTGCTGAGTATGGTTTACGAGCGAAGAATGGTCTTGGCAACGGTCAGATCAAGAGCGCGAAGTAAGAACAGGTTTAGCCCCCTTCGGGGGGCTTTATCCTTAAAGGAGCAAGTATGGTTTCTAAGAAAGATTTAAAAAAGGCTATAAAGGGCTTAGAGAAAGAAGAGTCTAAAAAGTCTAGTAAAAAAAAGCCACCCTCTTTAAAGGAACGGGTTAACAGAATAGCAGAAGGTAATGACCCAAGGTATCATTTACAATGAAAAATAATCCAAACCCAGTAACTACGTTTCACCCCAATGCGGATGAAACTGAATTTACTATCAATACCCATCAGGATGTTGGGCCGATTCTGGAAGAGAATAAGACGGCTTATAACAACTATGGTGATAAAGGAACCTTTGGTAAAGCAGGAGATGGGGTAAGAGTAGCGTCTATCCCAACGAATGTATGGGCGCAATGGATGAAAGAAACAAACGGGGCGATAGAGAAAGACTCTAATCTTATGAAGAAGTATCTAAACGACCCTGATAACAAGTATTTTAGAACTACACCAACGAGGATTTAATTATGTGGTTATACGCATATGGCGTTGCAGGACGCACACAAAGAAACTATAAGATTCTAAACCAAAACGTATTCTTCGCATCTCGTAACGTATAATGGCTATTAGTACCTACAGCGAACTAAATACCGCTGTTGCTAATTGGTTAGACAGAGATGATCTAACAGATAGAATACCAGAGTTTATCGCCCTGTGTGAGGCAAGATTCAATAGACTCTTGCGTATCAGGGCGATGGAGAATAAGCAGACCGCATCTACAGTGGCGGCGCAGAGAAATCTAGCGTTGCCTACTGGCTTTATTCAGATGCGTAACTTACAGATAAATACATCTCCTATAGTTCCTATGCAGTACGTTACACCTGAGATATACGACAGGTTATATGGCAGCACGGGGTCTGGAACTCCGCAGATGTACACTATCATAGCAGATGAGATTCAGTTAGGGCCAATCCCGGGAAGCGTACAGACTATAGAAATGTTATTCTATAAGAAGTTTGACGCTCTCACTTCTGTGGCTGCAACTAACTGGATGATTACCAATGCCCCTGATATCTATTTATATGGTTGTCTATTAGAGGCTGAACCATTCATTATGAATGATCCTAGAGTACAGTTATGGGCCACAGCATTTAAACAGGCTATTACTGACCTTCAGGATCAGGACAACAAGGATCGTCACTCAGGCTCCGCCCTTAGAGTGATGAATACGAGTGGCTACTATTGACAGCCCCTATACCTTGGTCAAACGCTATATCTCCTATAACATGGTCTACTATAGGGATAAACTGGAACAGCCCCGCTAAGGCTAACTCGTCTTCATTTGCCGTTGATACTGGTTATACTAACGGCGCAACTGCAAATCTAGCATCATCTGCTACCTTTGCAATAACGGCAGACGATACTAAAGCGGGGGCATTAGATGCGGTAGGTGCTGCAACCTATGCAGTTAATTCAGGCTTCACAGACTTTGGGGCAATCTCACTAAACCCCTCGGCAACGTTTGGGGCTTCGCTAGGGAATACAAATGTAGGGACGCTTACTATGGCCCCATCCATAACGTTTGCCCTAGAGCAGGATTACTCTCCAACTGGAGCATTGAGCATGGCGGCATCAGTAACATACGCAATCTCTGATGGTTTTTCCAGCAGTAATGTGTTCCTTTGGTCAGACGTAAGCGATCCTTCTTCAACGTGGACTGCCGTAACTGACCCATCTTCTACATGGTCAGATGCAACAGACCCAACAACGGTATGGACAAAGGTAGAATACCCCGATTGAATATACAACCGACACTAAAGGCCGATGGAGGTCTAAAAATGAAACACGATAATGACTATAATATCGGCCTGAAGAATATATGGGACGTTGTTTGCTACGATTCTGACGGCCAAGAAAAGTGGCGCGAGTCCAATAGAAACCTCGTAACTACGGAAGGATTGAATCATGTGCTGAGTATTGTGCTAGATGGCGGTACTCAGATTACCGGGTGGTACGTTGCCTTGAAAGGAGCCGGTTCAGCGGCAGCAGGTGATACGATGTCATCCCACTCTGGATGGTCAGAGGACGTTACTTACTCTGATTCTTACCGACAGACGCTGACCCTTGGAACCGCCTCTTCTGGAAGTATTGACAACACCGCTAGTAAGGCTAACTTCTCTATAAACGGGTCAGCCACGATTGCGGGGGCTTTCTTGGTATCCTCCGATAGTAAGAGTTCCTCGTCAGGTACACTTTATGGGGTTGTAGATTTTGCTTCCTCTAGGGCGGTTATCTCTGGTGACACCCTCATAGTTACGGTAACACTAACAGCGGCGAGTGCATAATGGGCGTTGAAACAGCCAGTTGGGTAACACAATTAGACACCGCTAACCCCGTTGTTGGCGACCCCGTTGGTGAGGGAGATGACCATCTTAGAATGTTAAAAACAGTTCTAAAGAATAGTTTTCCTTCTACATCCACTACGGCTATAGTTCCTGACGTATCTGGGGAAAGTGGGAAGTATTTAACAACTGATGGAACAGATACATCGTGGGGTACTGTGTCAGCGGGTGATCCAGCAGGAACAGCCATAGCGATGGCGATTGCACTAGGGGGATAAGATGGCTAATACGTTTAAGAATCAAGGGGCTGCATTAGTTACAGGCGGTGGCGTTGTCTATACTGCGCCAGCAGCCACAACATCTATTATCCACTCCTGTTTTATCAGTAACATAGATGGAACATCCTCAGTTAATGTGGACATAAAGGCTAGAGCAACCTCTGGAGATACTTACTACCATGTGGCTAAAACTGTACCTGTACCCGCAGGTTCTACTCTGGTGCTTGACAAGCCAATAGATTTAGAGGCAACCGGGGACATACACATGACTGCTAGTGCAAACTCTGACGCAGAGGCAGTCTTAGGTATACTTGAGATCACATGAGTTATTTAGGTAAGTACGAGCAGAGGGCAACGAATATAAAGAGGTTTGATGTAACCTCTTCTACGTCTGCCACTCATACCCTAACGTGGGTTCCCCCGAACGAACAATCCATAATTGTTACCATAAATGGTATCAAGCAACATGAGGATGCCTATTCGGTTTCTGGAACTACTCTTACTCTAACCTCTGCCCTTATTACTACTGACAAACTAGAGGTAATTGGCATTCAGGATGTAGGAGTGGGCATAGTTCCCGCTGACGGTGTTGTTAAGAACGTCCACATAAATGCGTCTGCCGCAATAGCCAAAACCAAACTCGCATCCCTCGACATAGTAAACGCAGATGTCAACGCCTCTGCGGCTATTGCTCTCTCCAAGTTAGCGACAGACCCAAGCAACGCATCTAACCTTGCATCTGGAACTGTGCCAACGGCACGGTTGGGGAGTGGTACGGCAGATGCA